TTGAGCACCGTGCGCCGCTGCGCCTTGAGGTCGGCCTTGGCGCGCCGGTCCTCGTCGGTGTCGGAGGGCGCGTAGCGCGGCGGCATAGTCCCGCGGTACTCCTTGACCAGATTCCCCGCGCGCTGGCGCACGCAGTAAAACAGCTCAGCCATACACGCTCCCGACCATCCCGGCGACGGCGCCGGTCATATCGCCCTCAATAACGGCATTTTCCAGCTGCTTGTAGTAAATCTGCAAAAATTCGACGCACAATCTGTTCATAATTCGCACATGCGAAGTGCTTCCGTCGCACGCGTCTGCCGCCCGCACTGCGGCATTTCTGTCGAATCCAATGCTCATCAGCAGCTTGATCATACGTTTTCTTTTCATTTGACGCACCCCAACTTCCTTTCCCACCATGCCCACAGGTTGCGCCACGGGTGATCCGACCGCCATCTGCAGAGTGATGCGAGATGCACGGATGACTCTTGCTCACATGTCAAATCATGCCGCAGCACTGCCATTTCACTGTTTGCCTTTCCCAGCGCCGCCTCAGTATCAGCAAGCTTCGTGCGCAGGTCCTTGTTTTCTGCAATCGCTGCATTTCTTTGATCGGGCATTGTCTCAGCATTTACGCGCTCACGGCGCAGCTCTTCAGCGTCTTCCTTTATTCTTTGGCGTTGTTAAACCGCCCATGCCAGTATTCTGCATTACCCCTTGCGTCTCGCGCTTGATCGCGCAACTCGTTTTTCTCGGCAACACACTTGGCGAGCGCGTCGTTCTGTTCTTCAATTCGCTTACTTAGCGCGGCAATCTCCTCGTTGGCCCCTGCATTGGCCTGCCACGCCGTTTCCAGCATATTGAGCATTTGCTTCTTCGTGGTCTTCTTCAGGTTAATTTTCTGCATGCAAATCTCCTTCCATCGTCATCTGTTGATACTCTTCCACGCGCTCGACCTTGACCACGCGCACGCCGCCATACTTTTCAAAGTCCATCGCCACTTTTTCCTTGATCCCCTGCGGATCCGCGTCGCCCGGCGCATCCAGCGCCAGCGTCACCAGTAACCTCACACGATTTCCCCCTTCGTAGCTCTTCACTTAATCAAGACGATCCCACAGCCGCCGGACCTTAAAGGCCCGCTGCTCCGCCACCGCGTCCTCGACCTCAAACTCGATCGCCATCTGGTCGAGCATGATACCAACGTCGGCAATCTCCTCGGCGATGTTGGCGAGCGTGTCACCGTCCACACGCCCGCGCAGGAATTTGCACAGCACGTCCTGCAGCTCGGCCATCTCCTCAAAGACCATCGTGATCTGCGCCTGCGCGCCGTAGCGGCTGAGCGCCGCGCAGAAGGTTTTGCGTTCCATGTCAGTCATCCTTATCGCTTGACACCTCCGTTCTTTTTGCATGGAGAACAAAACAGCCTATCAACCCAAGACACTTTTCCGGTGCCGCCAGTAGCACATTTTTTTGACTGACAAGTCCTGTTCTCTTTGTGGTAATAGATGCAGTCCTTACACGGATTTCGCATCGCATTCACCTCCGTCCTTTCTCTCCACCTCCGCTATTCTTCCTGTGGCCATTTCTACGTACGAGGGATTGATCTCGCATCCCACGAAACCGCGTCCCATTCGTTTGGCCACCACTCCCGTCGTGCCGCTGCCCGCAAATGGGTCAAGGACAACGCCGCCATCTGGGCAACCCGCTAAAATGCACGGCTCGATCAGTTTTTCTGGAAACACGGCGAAGTGTGCGCCGCGAAATCCGTTTGTGCTTACGCTCCAGACACTCCGCTTGTTCCTGCGTCCCGTCTTGTTTTCGCTGTTCCCGTGGCTCTCACGCTCCACCTGTGCACTGTTGTCGTGAGATCGACCGCCGGTATAGGCTCCGCCGCCGCGAAACGTTCTTGCGTTTCCTTTGGCCGACGTGACTGGTTCGCTGATTGCCGCCGCGTTGAAATAATAGTGCGCTGACTTTGACAGCAGGAAGATGTACTCATGTGATTTTGTGCATCGGTCGCTTACGCTCTCCGGCATACAGTTCGGCTTCTGCCAAATGATGTCTTGCCGCAAATACCAACCATCTGCGCGGAGAGCAAAGGCCAACTGCCAAGGTATGCCAATCAGGTCTTTTTTCTTGTACCCCTGTGGTACGCGCTTTGCGGCGTGTCCGCAGGAATTGCGGGTATTCTTCGGCGGCTGATTCCCTGAATTGGTAGCATAGCTATCGCCCACGTTCACCCACAGCGTTCCATCCGTATGCAGCACCCGCCGGACTTCACGGAAAACAGCGACCAGCGCCTGCAGGTATTCCTCCACGCTGCCCTCGTTCCCGATCTGTCCCTCCATTCCATAATCCCGCAAATTGTAGTAAGGCGGGGAAGTCACGCAGGTATGTACGCTTTCTGGCGGCAGCGTCCGCAACAGCTCCAGCGCGTTGCCTTGTAGTACGTTGTACTCCATCACTCTACCTCCGGCAGCCTCTCCGTCACCGGCACCCACTTTTCCCGCTCCTGCAGCACCGCGATCTCCTCGGCGTAGCGCGCGCAGCGGCCAGTCAGCTTCTCGATCAGCTCCGCAGCTTCCCGCACGATTTGGCAGCCGTGGATGCCGCAGTTGTGTTCGCGTCCGCAGCCCATGCAGACCAGCGAGCCCGTTTCCACCTTTAAGCGCCGCAGCGCGGTCAAAATCTCTTCTGTTTTCATTTCGTCCTCCTCGGCCCATAGCCTAATTGTTTGATCTCCGGATAGCGCTCTGCAAACGGGTAAAACTGGTTGTCCCCGATATAGCTGCGCGTTGCCCTGTCAAGTCTCTCCTGATAGACGTCTGACTCCTCAGTGCTCTGCATCGCCGGGAAATAGACGTCATATGTCTCGCCCCACTTTTCCGCGAGGCGGCTGAGGCGGTCATAGCCCCAGCCAAAGTCCTCGTGCATCGTGATCAGCAGCGTGTCCAGCATGTACTGCTTCATCGTCCGCTGCATCACGTCCAGCAGCACTTGCGTTCTCGCGTCTCTCTGCTGCAAATATCCGGATCGCTTCATTTTCTCTCCTGGACAATGGCAATGCCATCATAGTCTTGCTTTTTCCATATCGTTGAGCCCGGAAGCATCCCCGCTGATAACGCCAACCGAAAAACCTCTGCTACATCCGGCCTGCTTTTTGCGAGCATGCTATAAATGCCATTTGCCAGCATTGCCACATCTGCAAGATTCTCTTTGAGCGAGCCTCTAACATCCATTTCAAGTATCTGCCCGTCTTCGATTTTGTAATGGATCATTTGTTTTCTCCTCTCTGTCTCTCGCTGATCAGCAGCCAGCTGTCGCACTTGCACTCGACAATATCCTGCACCGAGGTCCCCGCGTCGGTTGAAATAAACGGGTACTGATCGTTCGCGCCCCCGCAGCACCGCGCCGTCAAGTAAGCGCTGCCGCCTAATCCCGTGGGATAGCTCAGCACGACCAACGCGCCCTCCTCCGGCCAGTGCTCTGCATCCAGCGGCGACCATTCCGGCGAGCTCACCGCCTTGGTCGGCGACGGATCATCGGTCAGACCGCAGAGGTAGTCCATCGTCGTGCCGAGCGTCAGAGCCAGTTTGGGCAGCGACCCTGCACCGGCAAGGCTATTGTTCTCCCACGCGCTGTAGGTGCCTGGGTACTCGCCGATGCTCTCGGCAAACTCCTTGCGCGTCAAGCCGGTCGCTTCGCGCAGAGCCTTGACGCGCTCGCAGAATTTCGGGGTCATATTCTTGAGCCGCGGATCGCCAACTGCCGGATTTGTTGGAGTCTTCTGTGGCGGCGGCGCGATCCCGCCGACAAACCGTTTTTCGACCACGAAGCGGCACGCAGAAGAGCAGGTGTCACGACTGAGACATTCGCGGCAGCAGCCGGCGCAGCGCCACTCGCCATTGCGATAGTGGTCGGCATACATCCGCGCGGCGTTCGGGCAGAAGCCGCCGGTATCCGGGCACTTATGCTTGCAGCAGGTCCAACAGGTCCGGAACTCGCGCACGTTGTTGATCGACCATGTGCGGTAGTGGTCAATGATCCAGTCCAGCAGCCGGTACTGCGTCTCGTCGTCCATGCGGGCGATCTCCAGCGCGGCTGCTTCCGGGATGTCGCCCGCCTCCCACTTGCGCACGATCCCCGGGACCTTGAGCCCGCGCTTGATCGCGCTCTGGTTGGCGAGCTTGGTCTTGTTGTCCTGCTCCG